TTTCACACTATCAAAACTCACATATTCTTTCAGCCCCATTTCTTCTTCGATAGAAGTATTTGTGGGAACTATTTCTGCCGCTTTCTCTTTCTTTTTTTTAAACCAAAACATTGTTTATCCTCCGATCCTTCCAGTGTATACTCTGTTTCTGCTTCCGCACCTAACCATCGCCGTTTCTTCTCCGACTTTATAAAGCAGAAACGCGAAACTTGCGGCAGTTGCCAATATGACAACGCCGCTTATTTTTATAATTGTTTTCGTCTTCATAATTGATCACGCTCCCGGTAATAATGTGGGCTGATCTGCCCCGTCCGCTGCTACTGCTGCCGCTGGCGTGTAACTCATAATGTGAAAACCGATAATGCAATAATCATCATCAAGCCCCGTCCAGTCTTCCAGCACATAAGAAATCATAATTTCAAGCGTCCTGCCCGTCTGCTGCCCGTCTTTGTATTCTGGCAACGATAATTCTTCACCGACTTTGAATCCATCTTTTTTCAAAAGCAGGAATGTCAGTGCTTCACTTGTGATTTCCTCGTATCGGCTCGGAGAAAGCCGGATTTCTTCATGTTGCTTTTCTTCTGGTCCCTGCTGCATGTTTTCTTCCCGCTGCTCCCGCAGTTTCTTTCTGGTTTCCGCGTCAATCTTCGCTTGTTCCTCATTGTACCGCTGTTCGTCCGTTTTATATGCTTCTTTGCGGTTTCCATAGGCATTGCAACTTGTGACGGTTGCTTTCTTATCGTGGCAAGTTTCATAATTTGTGCAGCTATAGCAAAGAGAAACAATGCTTTCCGGCTGCGGGTCAGCATATTCTCCCTCTGTGGCTTCCTCTGCGCCCTCTGCTTCCGTTTCTTCGTCTTCCCCGGTGATTTCCTCACCCTCCACGTTTTCTTCCGTCTGTGCGGTTTCCTGCGTGTCCTGCTGCCCGGTTATATCATCTAATCCCATTTGTCCCGGTATTTGTGCCGCCGCTTCCTGCTGCCGTTTAATTTCCTTTACATCCGGCAGCGCAAGTGCCCCATTTTCCCGAAATACTTCTAATGACCGTAACTGCCATTCCTTTTCAAGCTGCGAAATCTCGTAAATGACAGAAACGCCAATTTTCCCCGCCTTAAATTCTGCCATTAGTTCTGCGGTCAAATTATTGTAGATCGCTTTATATCTCCCCAGCTGCGCCGGGGAAGCGTCAATAATTTCTGCCAGCAAATCACGGGTGCGCCCCGGAATATCCATTTGCGCTTTCAATTCCTGCACCAGCTTTTCCGTTTCAATGCTTTCCGTCATTTTCTCCCAGTCCGTCTTTTCCCGGAAGCGGTTAGTCATTATCAGTGCCAGCCGGTCCAGAATCGCGTTCTTTGTCGGCTTCACCATGATAGGCACATAGCGGAAACGCTCTTTTCCCTCATCCACCAGCTGCATGATTGCAAGGCGTCTGCGGTGTCCTGCGATAATGCGCCGCTTTCCGTCTTCTTCATCCGTCACAAGAAGCGGCTGCAATATCCCCAGCAGTTCTATTGACTGCTTCAAGTCCTGCACATCCTCAACGGAATAGAAATTGTCCTTTGATGGTATCAAGTCTTCAATATCTGCTGTGGTGCTTACTCCTTCATTTGTTGTGTCCTTTTCTGCGGCTGTTTCCTGCTGTGCGATTTCTTTCGATCTCTGGTTTAATAACTCTGTCAGATTGAATTTTTTACTGCTTTCTGCCATCTGCTTTTCCTCCCTTGCGTGTCCGAATCGGTCACATTCTTAAATATTCCTGCACCAATGCTTTATAGTCATATGCCGCCCCACATCTGCTTGAATATACGACAATGGGCTTTCTTTCAAATGTGCTGGGCTTCATTTTGGGTGTTCGTCTGATATGAGTTTCAAACAACGGATAATCAAGACTTCTCAAAAATTCTTCTCCTTGCGTGTCTGCTTCATTAGTGCGGTCATACTGTGTCACGAAACATCCGCAAAACCGCAATTCCGGGTTTAAGTCCTCACGTGTATTGTCAATCTGTTCTTTCAGTTCCGCCAGCCCGTCAATAGCAAAATCATCAATGGTGATAGGGACCATCACATCATTTGAAGCAACCAGCGCATTGATTGTTGAAATGTTAATATCCGGGGCATTATCAATAATGCAATAGTCATATTCTGTCTGTATGCCCTCCAGAAACTTCTTGAAACGTGTCTGTTGCGGGCGGCTCTGGTCAAGCATTACCTCTAAATTGGCTGTCAGCAAATTCATGTTCGCTGTGATAATGTCTAACCCGTCATAGTCTGTTTTCTGGGTAACCTCTGCCGGATCAATCCCCCGCTTTGTCATGACTTCTGCCGTTCCTTTCCCGCTGTAGCTGTGGCGGTTCAGAATCTTGCTTGCGTTGCCCTGCTTATCGTTGTCGATCAAAAGCACTTTATAGCCGTGTACTGCTGCCAGAATGTGCGCCATATTGACGCTTGAAATGGTCTTTGCCACTCCCCCTTTAAGGTTGATAATAGATAGTACTTTCATGCTGTGTCCCTCCTTGTATCTGGTATGATCTTTTATTTCCCAGCAATGCGCTGGGCGGGAAGCTAACCCGCCCGGCAATGGCTTTCACCCCGCTGCCCCTCTGCGGCTTCTCAGCTCTCAGATTTCAAAATTCTTTGTTGCAGTCGCCAAATTCCTTAACGCTTCTTCTTGCCCCTCTATTCCGTAATATTCGGAAACAAGTTCCATTGTCTGATACACCTCACCCGCCTTTATTAGTCCCTCTATGAGTCTTTGTATACAGCACCATTTATGTCCGTCCCCTTTTTCTGCGTTCATGTCCTGCAAGTCGCGAAAGATTTCTCTTTTTCTTCCTTCCAGCTTTCCTATCTCTTTGTTCCACTCAATATACTTTTCTCTCAATTCTTTCTTTGTCATGTCCTTATTACCTCCGTTTTTCTGATTGATTATGTATTCATTATATACTTACGGAAGTATATTTTCAATGTCCACATTGCACATTATTACGGAAGTATATTTGTGCAAACTGTATATACTTCCGTAAGTATTCTCGCCGCTTTAATCAGAAACGCCCTTGTCTTTCCCCTCTCTTTCTCTCTGTCTCATATCCTGTCTTGCAGCTTCCACCGACTTTTTCAGCTGGTTCATTTGCTGCATTCTCTGTTTTACCGTATTTTGTTCGCCCTGCTGCCGCTGCTTCTCCAGCTGGCGGCGGTAAAGCAATTCTTTTCCGCTATAATGTTTCTTTGCCATGCTGCGCCCTCCGCCCTTTAATCCTCACATCTTCCGTTTTTAGCACATTCAAGAAAATTTCAACCGCCATGTCCCAAAAATAGTCTGCAAAATCATCAACAGTTCCCATTTCTTCCCCGTCCCATTCAAGCCCCACTTCGTCTGCCGCATATTCGCAGCCCATCTTTTTCAGCGCTTTGTATTTTAATTCGTCCACTACTTCCTGCGTTCCTGCATAATCACAACCCCTACTAAAAAAATCCCTTAGATTTTCTATTGTCTTTTTTGAAATCTCTGCCACGTCTTTTCTCCCCTCTAAAAAAATCTTTTTCTGTATCTACTGCCCTTGCTGGCTTTCATGCGCCGCTTGCGCTGCCGGTCCCGCTTTGTGTCCTCTGCTTTCCTCACTGCTCTTTGCACTTCCTCCGGGTCAATATTGTTTACTTCCTCTTGCAATACTTCCAGCACTTCCACCTGTTCATCTGTGAAGGAAAGTACCCCTTCTGATTCATACGTTTCAGCTTCCCAGTCTTCTTTGAACTGTTCAAAATTATTTTTATATCTTCCGCAGGAAAACCTGTGGAACTGCTCTGCTTCATAAACCGCTTTCATGACAGTTTCGTCAATTTCATCATCCCAGCTGTATAAATGCCATTTTTCGTGACTGCCCCAGTTCCACTTTGAAAGATACACTTCTAATCCGTCAAAGAAATTATAGCAACGCGCCATTGCTTTCATTTCATTTCTTGTGAATCCCTTCCCCTTTAACTCCTTCTGCACTTTCTCCATCGTGGTTGCCGTTTTCAGCCTTGCCAGCACTACTTTGGGCAAATATTTTTGTTCCGCCTTTTTCTTCATTGCTCTTTCTCTCCAATCTATCCGCTATCCGCAATATGCTTTCCATTGACCGTTTAATATTGCCGTCTGTATTCGCAGTAATTGACAACACCCCGGCAATATCCCGCATTTCCTCTGCGATCTCCACCGCTTCCCCGGCTTCAATGCTGAATTGCTCTGCACAACTTTTGCAGACTTGCGCCCCCTCCGGGATGGTTGCGCCGCATATCAGACAATGATCAACATTTGTCACCTTCCCATCCCTCCAACTTTTTAACCCTGTTTTCCAGATTGTGCGCCCGCTCTATAAGGTCGCGAATTTCACTTGGTAAAAGTTCCGTTTCTTCATAGTCGTGCAGTTTCTTCACGGCAGCTGTTACTGTTGTTTTTCCTTTCAGCACTGCTTTTCCGTTGTGGTTTTTCTCTGTAAGCCTTGATTTTTTCGTCTTTCTGCTGCCGGTCCTCTGCTGCTTGGTTTTTCTTTGCTGCCCTGCCGCGATCTTTGCCCCGGCAGAAACAATGTTGCTGTGCGGGATATATCCCCTCATAGCGTTATTGGTTGCCCTCATTGCCACTTTTGGTATCATCTGCCGCACCTCCTATCAGCAAAGAAGAACAATGTTTCTGCCGCCCTCTTTGCTTTCCCTGCTCGGATAAACTTTTATATTCTTCTCACTTCCACTTATCACAATGGCTTTCTGGTCCATGCCTTTTAATATCTCAATCAGCCCCGCAACCGTGACTTCCTCTTTCTTCTCATACTCCGGCAACCCGTCAGCGTCCTTTTGCCCGGTCAGCTTTGCATATTCTTCAAATATCCTGCTTATAACGCAATTATCGCAATCCGCTTCCCCGTCATAGTCAAGGCAATGCCCGCAGCCCATGAAATCATCTGCGCCGCCCTCCCGGTCAATCGTGCAAAGGTCTTCCGGCACTGCATATCCTATATAGTCAGTCATAGGGATTGCCCTGCCCTCAATCTTTGGATAGCCCGGAAAAGCCAGATACCTTGAAATCACCCGTTCCGCTTCCTCTGCGCCGTAGCAAACCGCCGTGAAATAGCCTTGTGCCGCCAGTTCTTTCAGCCATTCTTTCTGTGCTTCCGTGGTCTTATTCCTGCCATACTTCATTTCAATATAAAGCCCGTGGAAGCCGTTCATTGGTACTGGCAAGCATAAATCCGGCACACCCGCTTTCACGCCCTGCCGCTTCAAATTTGCGGCTTCCAGCTGGTTTCTGCTACCGCCGTTCGGCACATGGTAAAGCAGCTTCAATTCCGGGTGCTTCGCTTGCTGCCATCCGCACCACACAATCAATGCTTCCTGCTCTGTGGCTTCACTCCGTCTTCGGTTCTGCTGTCTGTTGTAATATCCCATTGCCGCTTCACCTCTCTTTTAGCTTTTTAACGTGCGAACACTTAAACAAGCAGGACTGCGGAAGCAGAAAATAACAGTTTTTTGGTATGTATAAGTTGGGGTCATACTTAAATTGTTCTTCCCCCGTCTTATGCAGTACGCCCGTTATAACATCATTGTCAAAAAGCGTTATTTCAACGGTTTTTCCCAGATACTTTTCTAATTCACTTCTTTTCACCGCTTCACACCTCCGCTTCGTCAAAGTGCGTTGCCATCATATCTGCAATGTGAAGCATGACTGCCAGCTTGCATTGCTTCTGTGTCTTGTCTAAATCCCGGAAGTCAGATTGCGCCGCCTTGTCAAATGCGCCCATGTGCCAGCGGATTGCAAGTGCTTCATCCGTGGTCAGTTGCATAAACCTTGTTATCAGATACACGGACTTTTCACCGTGTCCCAGCGGCAGCGGGTCATTGTATGTATAACTATAAATCCCGTCTTTTTCCTCCAACTTGTAAACATCCGTTTTGCATATATCATGCAGAAGCGCAGCCACCGCCACTGTTTCATCATTGAATTTTTCACGGATTGCCCCATTTTTCCTGCTTTCCTCTGCGTGTATCGCCACCAGCCGTCTATATACATTGTTGCTGTGTGCCACCAGACCCCCGGCAAATGCGCCGTGGTGCTTCTGTCCTGCCGGGGCTTCAAAAAATCCGGCTGCGCCCATCCATGCAAGAAGACTGTCTGCGCCCTCACGCTTCACAAGTATTCTAAAAATCGTCTTGAATTTGTCCGCTTCTGTCATGCTTCCCCAGTCCCTCCATTCTTCCATCCGTTTTCCCTCTTTTCCGGGGGACTGCTGCCGCAATCCCCCCAGTTTATCAGTTTTCAGTTTCCAGTTCTTCAAACTCCACATAAGCGGAGCGGAAGCCAACATAGTAGTAGACGATGGAACGCGCGAGGCTCAAACTCAACGCCCCAACACCGCCGTCGGACGAGTAGTAGAAGCCAGACCCCCGGAACGGGATTGTTTCATCTTCCCCGCTGTCTGCGTATATGTACGCCATTTCTTCATCCAAATTCTGCGTAACAATGCCCAGCTGTTGCAATATTTCCGGCATTTCTTCCAATTCGATCTCTAAGTCTGTGGAGCGGCAACCGTCCCAGCCATCTTCCGGGGCTTCCGTTGTCACTTTCACGCCGCCGTGCGCCGCGTCAAGAAAAATGTCCTGTCCTGCTGCCGTCTTCGCCCTCTGCCATGCTTCACTATCCGGGGACAAGTTAGCGACTGCCGCGTCATTGTCCTTTATGTACTCAATAGCACCTTTGCACAGCCGCAACCCCGCGACCATTTCCCAGTTATCGCCGCATAAGTCGCAAACACCGTCCGGCGTGTGTGTATGCGTCCATGTGACGGGTCCGCTTCCTGTCAGCGTGTGTCCATAATCGTATTTTTCGCCGCTCTCGCTTTCGTCATAAAAATATTTTCCCCGTGCCGTGTTTCCGTGCGGAAGTGTGCCGCCCTCCATGCTTTCATTCTGCAAATACATCCATTCCGCATTTGTCATTAAATGCCAGCCGTCGCCCTTTCCCCTGCAAAGTCTGTTTGCAAGATTAAAGTCGATCTTATTTGCTGCTTGTGCAAACGGTATAGAGCATGGAACTCCTTTGACAAGCGTGTTTTCATACTTTGAAATATAGACCGCTTTTGCCCTTCTTCCGCAGATCACAAACATAGGATCAAGCGGCTTTCCTTCTTCCGGGGTGAATTTCACCATGATTGACGGCAACCCCGCATTGTCAAACAGTACTACGTTTTCATGTTTCATTGTTGTTTCCTCCTTGTGTTGTATCTGGTATATTTTAATTTTTCATTGCTTGCTTTTCCGTCCCGACAACATATAACTTACCGTCTTTCTCATATAGCATTGTCAGCCCTTTTAATGTTGCCAGCGTGATTTCCTCCCTCATTCCCTCTGAAAAGCCGTATTTTGTGCCGATCAAAATATAACTGCACTGTGTCAATATGTCCTGTCCTGCTGCCATGCCCCGGCTTCGTTCCTCCGGCTTTTCTTCGTCCAACACCTCTGTCATGTATAAATGCACCGTCACGGGCGCAAATCCGCTGTTTAATGCCGCTTTGGTCAATTCCCTTGCATATTCCTTGTTGCGCCGCGTTTCGCCCCTATACGGGCTACACACGTAAAGCAAATTATTATTCAACCGCTGTACCTCCCGCTCATCAGTTTTCAAACTGCCTTGTCAATTCCTCATACTGCCTTTCAAGGTTCTTTATGTTCTCGTATGTACTACAATCGTTGCAGCTTTCCATGCACTCCCGGCAAAACTCCTTTTCCTCTGCCAGATTATTTGTCAGTACCCACAATGCAAACGCAATGTCTGAAAACTCCTGCTTTGCTTCTGCTTCTGTTTGTTCTTTTACTGCTGCCACTTCTTCATCTGTTATTCCGTATTTTTCTTTTAGGTCTTCATACATCCTGCGGGCGGTTTCCTTTTCGCCACCCACTCCGTTTTCTGCAAGGGCTTTCACTGCTGCCAGCTTTTTGATCATTTTTTCTTTCTGCAACTTCCTCCACCTCCGCTTCTTCCACCAGAACAAATTCGTTTTCGTCATACTCGTATCCGTATTTTTCGCAGTCTTCTTCATCTGCTGGGATTGCAAGCGGACACGACCATTGAAAGCAACAACCTACTCCATTGTGTTTTTCTACCTGCTTCGGGTGTCGGCAGTTGTAACCGTTATTCGGTGCGCACGGTGCTTCCGGGTCAAGTTCTGCATTGTAGAAATAGCCGCATTGATTAGCAAATTCATTTATTGTCATTATCTGCATTTTCTGTCACCTCCGCTTCCGCTGCTACGATCCCCCGGAAAACACGCACCGCGCACGGAATGGCAATGCTGTTTCCCAGTGCCTTTATTCTGGCATTGCTTGATTTTTCCTGCCCGCTTGCTCCATACTGTGTCCATCCGTCCGGGAAGCCGTCAAGCCGTTCGCACTCTGTTGGTGTTAAAGAGCGAACGCGGTATTTCTGCCGCCAGTTTTCTTCTTCTGGTGCTGCTACCGCGTGACGATCTGTCTTTGTCACTGTTGGTGAAATATCTTGCCCCCATCCAGTCTGATTGCTGCCGCTTCCTGCTTTTCTTCCCAGTACATTTCCGATGATCGTATACACTGGCAAAAGATAATATCCCGTCTTTGCTGCGCCGCCGCCAGCCCTTCCCATCAATGTTACGCTTTGCCTTGCGTCTATGTAGATTCTGTCGCCGGTCCTTCCGAAATCTAACTTTGTGTGCTTCTTTACTTCTTCTTCAAAGTTCAGCTTCATTTGCCCGTCTGCGTCCTGCTCCATTCCTCCGCAATCACTTCCAAAAGTGCGATCCGCAGTCTGTCCGGCATATCCCTTTTCATATCTTCTGCCCTCTGCAACATAGCCCAGCACACTTTCGCGCTCAAAAAGTATTTGTCCGGCACGTTCTGTTCTAAAATCTCGCACAAGATAGATACGTTTTCTTCGCTGGGGTACGCCCCAGTATTGAGCGTCCAGCATTCTCCAAGCCGTACTTCCTCCCCGGCTTCTAACCATTCCGGCTGTTGCCCATCTTCCACTATCAGGCATTGGAATGTAGGTTTTTGAGATTTCTTCAAGCACCCTGCGGAAATCCTGCCCTTTATTGCTTGAAAAAGCCCCTGCCACGTTTTCCCATACTGCATACTTTGGGTATTCTCCATTTGTTGCGCACCTCATTTCGTCAATTATTCTCACTGCTTCAAAGAAAAGCTGTGATTCTTCCCCGGCAAGTCCTTTCCCGTTTCCCGCAACGCTCAAATTCTGACAAGGGCTACCGAAACTTATAATATCTACCGGGGGAATATCTGCCCCGTTCAGCCTTGTTATATCTCCCAGCTGTTTCATATCTGGAAAATTCTTTTCTGTTATATCCACGCAGTCTGGTTCGATTTCGCTTGCCCATATAGGTTTTATGCCCATCTGTATTGCTGCCAGTGGAAAACCCGCTATACCGTCAAACAAACTGCCCAGCGTCAATCCTGCTGCCACCGCTCATTCCTCCCTTGCTTCAATCGCTGCTTTCGGCGGCTTACGTCCGTCCATTATCATCCGCATAAATGCCGCTTTTTTATATTTGCGCCGTTCTTCTTCTGTCAATTCCTGCTCTGATCCGTCATTCTCTTTGTAGCACCTCGCTGTTTTGTCCGGGAAAATGTTGTTTTTCTGTATAAACGCAACCATAAACACTTCCAATTCCCTTTTCATTTCTTCCCGATAAAATCCGAAAAGAAGTTCTATTTCTGCTGCTTCAAGTGCTGTGCATTCGCACGCGCACTTTTTCCTGCGGCTATATTTCCCGGTGTATATGTAGCGCATTGCGGTTTCCTTTTCGCCGCCTACGCCCCGTTCTGCCAGTGCCTTGATTTTTCCCAGCTTTTCAAGCACTTTTTCTCGTTGTATCCGGTCCATGTGTCAACCTCCCAAATAGCACCATGATTGCGGTGCTTTCTTCACTCCTACTTCCGACAATGAAATTGCCCCCACATATTCTTTCAGCTGCGTTATATGCCAGCCCCACAACGGCTTTGTGCTGCGCCCTGCATACTCTTTCAGCTGCTTTCTGGTCAGACAGCTTGCCCTTTCCAAATTGTACGGTGTCCCGGTTTCCTTTGGCGGCAATGCCCATGCCGAAATCTCCGGCACTGTGTCCAGCTTATAAAAGCAATCGCAGACAAATTCACCGACTACACCCACGCCGCCTGTCACATATACAAGCACTGTGTATGGTTCGTCTTCCTGCGCTCTACATCTTTCGGATTTCAAGCAGCTTTTCCCCTGCTTTTATCCGTTTCCACCATTCTTCATGTATTGAAATAATTATTGATCTCACTTCTTACCCTCCTGCTCTCTCAAACTCGTTTTCAAGTTCAATGCGGATATACAGAATGTGTTTCAGCTGATCCACCTTGTATTCCCCGAACTGTTCAACTGGCACTTGCGGCGGCAGTGCGTCAATTTTTGTCCAGTCCCACATATTTTCCGTTGCCTTGTATGTTTCAAGTCTTACCCCGTACCGCTTCACCCTGCGTGTCTTCCTTACCTCTGCATTATGCGCATTCGCCGCAAACCCTCTGTAAATCACCTGTCCTGCGGCGTTTATGATCATAATTCTGTCGCTTGGTGTAATTTTTTCTATTGCTTCACCTAAGATCATCTTTACTACCTCGATTCTTTTTCCCCGGCTGCGCCCTGCTGCCAGCCTTTTTCCTCTGCTTCCGCTTCCTGCTGCCCGCTGCGGTCTTTTTCTTCCACATCTTCAAGTAAATATGCCACCCTGTCTGGTCATAATAGACGGGTTCGCAAGATACAATGTCATAGTCCGCATATATCTTCTTAAACTCCGACAATCCACCATCCGGGGACTTTGCCAGCCATTCAACCTTTGCTTTGCTGTACTTGAAATCGTTGCATTTCTCCATGGGTTCTTCTAGGCTGCGGCTTGCTTTCCACAAGTTCTGATCCGCTGCCGTTTTCGGCGTGTTGTCTTCCCTCTTTATCTCCGGGCGTTCTAAATTCCGGCTAGAAGAATACCTTTTCTTCCCCTGCGGCTCTTTCACCATGTATCTGCAAAGTCCCTCTATTCCGTTTTCGTTCATCTGCAAGCGGTCTGCATTGACCCATCCCAACCGCTCTATACTATCCCGGTACGCTGCCGCTTCTTTCCTGTCTGCACTGTCCGCTTTCTTCCAGTTGATACGCTGTGCCGCCCACATCATTTCTACTTCGTCGCGATCCATGCCACCATTCATGACTATATGGTGGTGTACTCTTTTCATCTGTTTGCCATCCTTCGTGAACTTGTATTCAGTTACCAGAATATATTTTAATGGATCAAGACCCAGCTTTTGTCTGCGGTATGCGATCCGGCGCAAGTAGTTATTTACAATCTTTTCTGCTTCTTCGACTGTGCCGGGCAAGTTGTCTTCACTGTATGTACATGAAGTATGCAAGTCCCCAATATTGAAATTGCCATTCGCCAGCTGCACCAGATACCTTTTTGCGTTCTTATCATTCAAGGCGTTCTGCTTCGGCTTCTTCGCTTTCCTCCGCTTCCCCCTCTTTCCTCTGGTTGCTTCCTCTGCTTTTTCTGTTCTGGGGATTATATCAACTTCCCTATAATCGGCGCAGTCTGTCTTCTTCTCTCTAATAAACACCACTGCACTTCCTTTTCTGTCCTTATGCCATATCTGCTTATAGGGTACATCCGTAGGAAGTGCGGGGTTCTCTCCCTCCACTTATCCATCTATTACCCACATCTTACGGAAGTATATATTTATATATTCTTACGGAAGTATAACTATATATAACTTATCGTAGGAATGTTAATACCCCATACAAGCCCGTTTCGCGGTCTGAAAACCGCTTATTTTCAAGGCTTCGCCTTGCTTACGGAAGTATAAAAAATTCTTGCATTTTAACCGCCGATATGGTATAATAAACGTGTTCAAAAGTTTATTAAAAATCGACTTGAAAACCCTTTGTAATTCGCAGTTGCAAAGGGTTTTCTATTGCCCTTTTTTGCGGCTTCTGCCGTTTCCTTTTTCAGTCGCACCACCTTACATTGCGGCTTGGTTCTGCGCTGGTCTATATCCCGCTGCCAACAGTGCCTTTTCATTCATCCGGGCGGCAATTTCCCTGCGTTCTGCCGCCGTGAAGTCTTCCAGCGGTTTTTCTATCCGCTTTCCGTCAATGAACTGCACACCGATTGCGCGGATGGTCCAGCCCTCTTTTGCTTCTTTTTCCATCTGCCGCCACCTCCTGTCTTTCTTTTTCTTGTTCGATTTTTATACGGTCTGGGCAGCAGGGATTGTTTTCTTTCTTTCCAGACCTTTTGCAAATCTCGCGCCCTGCATGAATATAAGAAATTCTTTCTGTTCATCCGGGGTCATTTCGTCCAGAAGTTGCAACACTGCTGCCGCTTCCGGCTTGTGCTCTGTCTTCAATAAAATTTCCATCTGCTCTGCCATTCTGTTTTCCTCCCGTTTTGTAAATTTTCCTTTCTGCACTGCCGCTTCCGCTTTTCACCTTAAAAAGCCGACTGCCCGGAAAACTTGTTTACCGTCCACACGCTTTCTAGCTGGCGTGACCGCTGCCGATCTTGACGCAGTGCGTATTTTTGAGGGTTGGCTTCCTCGGTTGTTGTCAAGCCATTTTTACTTTTACGAATGACTTGTTGAAGTCATTATATATTTGTTGTTTGGCTTTGTCAAGTCATTTTTTCAAAA